CCCGATCCGTCATCGCTCGGACCAGCGAGGCCTGTGCCCTTCAGCTTGAAGATGCGCATCGCGTAGCAGGTGCGATTGAGCGACCACGAGAGCGCGTTTCGCGTACGCATCTGCTCGAGGCCTGGCGAGTAGATGCGGTTCATCGCCCAAAGCGCCTCCTTCAGGCAGATGGAGACGAACGGCACCTTGCCCGGAGTCGGTGATTGCCCCTGGTCGACGAGCGGGATGTCGTCGTCGGCGTTCGGAGGCTTCTGGCGGTCGTAGGTGATCTGGTACTTGAACCAGCCATCGCGGGTGTACGTGGTCCAGGTGTCCGTGATGGTGTCTCGGTTGCCGAACGGTCCGCGCCGGCGCTCGTCGCGATGCTTGCGGGTCACGAACTCGAGCTCGCCGTCGTCCGCGTACTCCCAATCGAGAACCTCGTCCGCCTCGAGCGCGCACACGTACGGCTGATCGAGCCCCATCTCCGAATGCTCGGCGCGGTTGTACGGCTCGGTCTCTGCGAGAGGCAGGTCGATCTGCAGCCACGCTCGCCGCTTCACGAGCGCCGCCGTCATCACGGTGCGGAGCACGGAGGTGAGGTGCCCACCCTGCCGGTCTGCGTTCTTCGCGAACTCGGCGAACCAATCGGGCGGGCTCCCCTGCGTGTCGTCCGATTCCTCGACGCGTACCTCGAGCCGTCCCGTGAACAGCCACGTCACGAAGTAGTCAACGAGCGACCCGCTGTACGGAATGTAGTGGGCGCTCTGCAGGCGGAAGTTGTACGTCGCAGCTTCCTCCGCGGGGCGGCGAGGCATCAGCCGCGGGAGCCGCTTGTCGAACTTTTTTCCGCCTGCGTACAGCGCCTCGTAATCGAGGAGCCGCTCGCCGTCCTCGCCGTCGATCTCCGGGTTGCGCTGGTCGAGATCGCGGAGCTTCTGCGTGCTTGCCATCGCTCGCAGGCTATCGCCCGCGAATCGTTACGGCGAGTCGCGCTCGACAACCCATTCGGTTTCGGCGAGACCGAGCTCGCGTCGGAGCGTCTCCGCGGCACGGTCGTACAGCTTCCCAATGTGCGCATGCACGGCCGCCTCACTGAGCTGCACGAGAGGCTGATCGTACGCGCGCTTCGCGATGACGACGCCAGCGGGATCGACCGCCACCGTCAGCAGGTGGACGATCGGCATTCCGATCGCTCCCTCTCGGAACACGTGACTCACGCGGCAGCGCACGCGGCCGTCCGGATTCACGGGCTTCACGTCCGACGGCGCGTCGAGCCCTTCGGGGGGATCTGGGTTCGTCGCCTTCGTCACGCACGGCACGCACGCGGGGATCCACCCGCTCATCGGCTGGCCGCAAACACCGCAGCTCCATGCCTTCGGCTCGCTCATGGCTTCACGTCCGTTCGGCGCACCCCGGTTCCGGGCGCGATTACCCACCACATGCCCGCTCCCGTCTTTCGCACGCCTGCCGTCTGTACCGCGTGGTGATCCATGCCCACGACGGAGCACGGACCCCACACGTCAGCGCGGAGCGTTTTCTCGCCGTCCGCGGCTTGCACGACAGCGCCGCCGCAACGGCCGCACTCGCACTTGCGTGGCTTCGAGGACAGGCGGCGAAGGTCGCCGCAGAGGCGGCAGACGAGAACAGCAACCGTCGCCACCTTCGCCGCCATCGCTCATGCCTCGCGCGAGGATGTGTACGTGGAATCGGGAGCCCCGAACGCGATTCGGAGCGGCCCGATCGCGAGCACGTACGTGAACACGCAGAGCCGTTCGCCGTTCACGATCGCGAGAACCGGGTACACCTGCGGACGCACCCAGGCTCGCCCATACGCAACACGGATCGGCCAGAGATTGCGGATCACGCCATCACCTTGCCGAAGACGACGCGCAGGCGCCAGAGCGACAGGACGGTCGCGACGATCGGCCGTTCGATGCCGTCCGAGTCGATCTCGATCCCGTGCGTGCCCCACGACGAGTGCCGTGCGATCACGAACGCGATCGGCCACCACCGACGCACAGCCTCGTTCTTCCAGACGGTTCCGCACGAGTGGCACTCGGTCCACCCGCCCGACGTCCACAGGGGATGGTGATCCCGGTTGAGCGATCGAGCCCGCGCGCCGCGCTCGAGAGCGCGCAGGTCGAACTTGCGCGCGTTGGCTCGTCGCTGGGCCGACACGAGATCGACGATCGCGCACACGAGCGAAATCGCCGTCGCGATAACCACCAGGGCGATCACACTTCCACCGCCTGCGACGGCGAATCGCCGGCCCAACGATGCTCGACGCGGAGGTGACCATCCGTGTCGACGAACTCGCACGCATGCTCGAGGTCTCCGCCGTCCTCGTGGCCCTTCGCCTTCGTGCACGCGTAGCCGCGCTCTTCGTGCTCGGTGATCGCCATGCACGGCTCGGGACCGTCCGACGCGATCGTGGAGTCGAGCGCGTTCGCGACCTGACGCAGGGACGCGACGACGTCAGCGACCGGGACACCTGCCGTGCTGCACAAGTCGACGCCGACCGCGATCAGCGTCGCAGCGATCGCCTGCGCATTGTTCCCGGTCGTGGCGATGCGCTGCGCGTCGAGCGTCGAGCCGATCAGGCTCCGGAGCTCCATCGTCAGCTTCGCTTGGAACTCCGGCGTGACGTCGGCGAGCCGATCCCACACGAGCTTCGAGAGCTTGCGGACCGGGCGGGGCATGCCGCGCGACGCGATCTGCTTGCACACGCTCTCCCAAATCTCGTCTCGGATCCCGAGATCTTCCGGGTCGGTATGCGTCATCGCGCACACCTCGCAGGCGACGATGCCGCCTACACGAAGCGCTGCGAGTTCCTTCTTGAACGCGTCGAACACGTGCAGCATCGGCGCGAACGTCGGGGGCATGCCCGACTCGCAGTCGTTGCGCGCGCAGCGCGTTCTGATCCTGTTGGCCTGATTGGTCGCTCCCATGCGCGGGAAGCTATCACCCGCGATCAGGCGCCGCCATTACCACACGCCGACGTCAACGTTCAGCGAGGCGAGGTGCTCGGCGATGAAGGTGCTGATCGCGCTGGCCGCTGGATCAGCGGGCACCTTCAGGGTGAGATAGTACGTGTTCAACTTGGCCGTCACTTCGCGCGACTCAGCCTGCGACGACTCGACACGCACCACGTACCAGGTTTCTCCGGGGTAGTGGCGGATCTCCTTGAACGACAGCCTCACGGAGACACCTCAGCAAGTCGCGTGCGCAGCGTGGCGCGCGCGCGAAACATCCTGACGCGCAGCGACGGCTCGAGACACCCGAGCTCGCGCGCGATGTCGGTGAGGCCACGATCGTCGACGTAGAAGGCTTCGAACGCGCGCCGCATCTCCGGCGACAGCGTCACGAGCGCGTCGCGCAGCTTGCCAGAATCGAAGGCCTGATCGAACAGCGCATCGGATGCGGGGGCGTGATCGGTCACGACGTCGTCGATGATCTCGCACGGCGTCTCGTACCTGCGAGACGCGGATCGAATCCGGTTGATCGCCACGTTGCGAGCGACCGTGAACGCCCACGTGGTGATCGACGACTTGCCCGCGAACCGCGGCAGCATCGCGATCACACGGATCCGCGCGTCCTGCATGGTGTCCGCGTGGTCAGCCTCCGAAAGCCGCATGCGCGACACCGCGGACGCGATCGACTTCTCGACGTGGGCAAGGACCTCGGCCTGCGCCGCACGGTCACCGCTTCTTGCTCGTTCGATCGTCGTCGCGTCCATCGGTGCTTGGCCTCGCTCTCGAGCATCGCACACATCGCGCGACCTCTCCGCGTTGGCTTCGCATCAATTGGCACCTCGCGCCAGGCAACGCGGGGCACGACTCACCGCGTTGGATTGCTGTCCTGATTCGAAACACGCCACTCGTTCGAATCATCCCCACATCGTGACGTCACCGACCGAGCGTCACAACCACGACGCCTGGCGCGTCCGCGTGACAGTTCTTCGCCACCCACCGGACGGACGCGCGCGAAGAAAACCAGTTGCCCGACCACTTCGACCCGATCGCCCACGTTTCGCAGGGCGGCGGCGTGATCCACTCGTACCGCTTCGGGATGCCGTCGACGCGCCGATCGCCGACGACGGTGTTGTCTCCGTAATAGGTGTCACCCACCTCCGGAAACGACAGCGCGATCTCCTCGGTCGGCAGCACGCACGAGGACACGGCGACGGACATGGCGACCAGCGCGACTCTCATGTGCGTGCCGCCGGTCCCTGCATTTCCGGGTCGAACGCGGAGAACGGGAGGCAGCGCTCGCCGTTCCAAGCCCACCAGCACAGCGATCGCGCTTCGTCGCAGCCGCACTCGCCCGTGTTGTGCGCCGCCTCGTCGTCCACGCTCGCGCGCAGGCGGCAGCACTCCGGGCAGATCGTCCGATCCTTCACAGGACGGCCTTCCCCTTCACGTCGTACGTGCTCTCGCACTTCGCGCCGGTCGTGTTGTCGATCGTCGTGAGCTTGAACACGCACGACATCGAGCGGGCGTTCGCGCTGTAGATGCAGTCAGCGTCGATGGTCGTCGTGGCTGGATGGTCGAATCCCGCCGTCGAGCAAACGATCCACGCGTACGCCGAGCACGCTTCCACGTTCGTCTGCACGGAGCAGCCATCGCCGCTGCCCCAACGATCGAGAACCATGTTCGCGATCTTCCCGCACGTGCCACCAGGTCGCTCGGCCAGCGAGATCTCGTACGTGTCGAAGATCGGCTCGCACCGAATCGCGTCGGTCGTCGTCGACGGCGGCGCAGGCTCGTTCGAAACCTCCGCCGTGCACCCGACCAACACTGCGACCGCGACCAGAATCAGAGCTTGCGTTTGCATTTGGTACCCCTTCGGTTGTCCGAGGGGATTACCGCGTCGTTTCCGTCTTTGCACGAGACGTTTCCGCAATCCGTACACGGCGGCGCGGTTGAAGCTCTACGCCATCGATCTCCGTCACACCGCCGAGGATTTCGAGCACCGCTTCGGACACGCGCAGCCTGATCACGCGTACACCCATCTCGGTGAGGCGTGCGATTTCCTGTCGCACGGCGTCGATGGCGACCTCGCGAACGCGGCTGCGGTGGCGATCGACGGCGACCAGTTTCGCCGGTCCACCCAAGAAGATCAGACTCACGGCGACGGGATCCCCCGCATAGCGTCAGCGGCGTCCTTGCCGTACGTGAGCACAGCTTCGGCATGCGTACCGATGCACGCCGTGCACGTTGCGGGATGCAGGCGGAAGAGCGGCCGCTCCTTCCCGCACACTGCGCACTTGCCCGCGGGTGTGGGCGGGATCGGTGGAATCGACTTCGCGCCCGAGGCGAGGAGCCACGTCACGATCTCTTCGGCGTGCGCGGGGTCGAATTCCCACGCGGCGCGAACCTGCTCTCCCGTGTCACTCGGGTGCGCGTGCACGACGCGAAGCCCGTTCCCTTCGAGGCGCTCGAGGCGCAGGCCGTTGTGCAGGTGCAGCGTCTTCGGTTGGTCGCTCATGGGTTGCGACTATCGCACGCGACCGATCGGCGTGCCATTCTCGCGACATGGCTCGAGTGCGCATCACGCCGGTTCGAGATGGAGACGCCGCCGCATTTCGGTGTCCGGGATGCGATGACGAGCACGTGATTCCGGTCACTGGCCCGCGCGCGTGGACGTTCAACGGAACGCTCGATCAGCCGACGCTGTCGCCGTCAATCCTCGTGCGGTGGCGCGAGTGGAACGCTGACGGCAGCGAGACCAACCACGCTTGTCACTCGTTCGTGCGCGATGGTCGGATCGAGTTCCTCGGCGACTGCACGCACGCGCTCGCGGGGCAGACCGTCGACCTCTCGGAAATCTGACGCCGCGCTGTCACGAATCGGCGTCGGCGGGCCAAGCAAGATCAAGAGGCGGGAACCCCTCGCACACCGCCGCGAGCTCGGGATGCTCGGCACAGTCCTCGTGCCCGCACTTCGGTAGTCGCTGTTCCAGCCGAGCGATCGCGTGGTGCACGGCTTCGAAAAACGCAGCGCTCACCGGACCCGATCCGTCAGCCATCGCGGGCGCGTGCCACGACACCGAGAAGTCGGTCCGGACAACGCGCCCCGCGCGCTCCACTTCTACCGTCCCGGAGATGCCATCAACCGATGGGTGACGGGTGCAGTGGTCGATCCGCACGTCCACGCGATCGAACTCACCCACGAACAGGCCGCCAATGATCTTGGCCTGCTCGTCCAGTCTCCACGTGGTCATGCGAACCGCGATGCCACATCACACACCGCCGCGCCACTTGAACCGGCGCACCGTGTTTCGGATCGGCGAAACGCCCGACGATGTGACGATGCCGCGCGGGGGCTCTGGCTCCTTCGGGATCATGAGTTCTGTCATCGCCCACACGAACGCGTCGAGTCGGTCGGGGGACTCTTGCCCGCTGTCGGGCGTCCACGTGGTGAGCTGCGACTCGAGCTGCGGGAAGTGAGTCGCGAGGTGAATGCGTTTCTGCTCGGACAGCGACGAGATCGGTTCGGCGCGCACGCGTTTGCCGCGTGATGCGTGCACGGCCTTGTACGGCGCGACGGACCACTCCGTGCGGATGTTGCGCTCGACGAGCTCGCCGCCGTTGTTCACCTCGCCAACGATCAGCGTCTCAACTTCGTTCGCGTACTTCTTCGCGGTGTCGCACGCGATCTTTGCCCATTCGGCGGGAGGGAAGCGCCCTGACAGGTCCTCGAGCCCGTACCCGTGATCGTCGTACCCGAGGCCGGCGACGATGATGCCCGTCTCGTTCGTCAGCGGTTTCTTCTTCCCCTTCGCCGCCATGATGTCGTCGGGATGCGTGCTCGACACCGCGGGGTCGAGCGCGACGACCACGCGCTTCAGCTTCGGGACGATGATCCGGCGCGTGTCGTCGAGGATCGTCTGCGTCCACAACGCGCCAGGCGTGTCGCCGAGAACGAGCGCTTCGAGCTCCTGCTTTCCGAGGCGCGTGCCCTCGTACTTCGAGATGATCGACCGGTAGAAGACTTCGGCCAGGTTCGCGCGGTTCTCGTACGTGGTCCCGGTCGTGACGCGCACCGTGCTGTTCGGCCCCTCGCGTTCCTGTTGCGCGAGGAGGTCCTTGATCACCTTCAGCGGCCGCGGCGTCGTCGTGATGATCACGCGCGGCGAGCGCCCGAGGCGCAAACCGAACATGAGCTGATCCCACGCGTCGAAGTCGCCCCACGCCGCGAGCTCGTCGGCCCATGCAAAATGATGCTGCGGACCGCGGAGCGCTTTCGCTTCCTCGGCCGAGTACGTGATGGCCTTCGAGCCGTTCGGCCACGTGAGACGTCGCTTCGACGGCTCATACAGCGGGCGAAACCACGGCGGTGCCTTCTCGACGATGCCGCTCTCGCCTTCGACCATGACGTCGCGGACGTCGGCGGCCGTTCGGGCAACGAGCGCGATGCGGCAGCCCGGGTTCTCCTCGGCCCACATGCGGACCGTTTCCGCGCCGGTCCTCGTCTTCCCGAACCCGCGGCCCGCGAGGATAAGCCACACGGTCCACTCGCCGGACGGGGGAAGCTGCTTGTCGCGAGCCTCGAGCATCCAGTCATACGCGAGGGCGACCGCCTGATCGTCGGAGAGCTCGGCGACCAGCGCGGCCTTCTCGGCGGCCGGCATCGAGCGAAGACGCTCGCGAAGCGTGACGATTTGGGCGTTCACGATTCCATCAGCCTGTTATGCGTCCCGACGAACGGTCAAAAATGACACCACCAAAACCAAGTGGTTTTGCCCGTGCGCTTGACACGGTTTTCCTCGAATCGGTCTGATCATGTCGTCCGCAGCCCGCCTCTCGGATCACGAGGCCTTCTCGGACAGCACCCGCACTTCGGCGATCGGGGCCGACGGCGGCGAGATCCCCAGCTTCCGCATCAGCGCCTCGCGCGCATCCTGCGGCGACAGCACGACGTGCTCGTGTTCGTGCTTCACCTCGCCGGACACCGCGAGCTTACGGCCCCATTCGTTCGGGTACTTCCGCGACAGCACCTCGAGGGCGACGCGCGGGTCGGTGCTCGCTCCCTTCGCGACGTACGCCTCGAGCGCTTGGCGTCCCTGGTCGCGCGCGCGATCCATTGCGGTGCAGAGCGAGCGGTATTTCTTGCTTCTCGGGTCGGTCGCTCCGGTCTGGATCGCGTCTCGGCCCTTTGCGACCCAGCGCTTCAGGGTGCTCGGGTTGATGCCGGCGAAACGTGCTGCGGACGCGTCGCACATGGTGCCGAGGGCGAGAGCGCTGCAGACCTTCCGGCGCGTCTCGGTGGTGAGCTTTGGCTTGCGCCCGCGGGGGTTGAAGCTTGGGCGCTTCGGCTTCGGGGGCGTCGTGGGGGCGTCGTTCGCCGGTGGCGACGGCGGGACGGACGGCTGGTCGCTCATGGTTGCGAGTGTACGTCAGGGTTTCGCAGTAGGCTCGGCTGCATGAGGCTCTCACACGCTGCGGCATTCCGAATCGCTCTCGTCATCGTTGCGTGCGCGGCGTTCACTGCGTCGTGCCGCGCGATGCTCACGCCCGTTTGCAAGGACGGCACGCTCTCGTGCACGAACGACGAGCAGATCCCTCACCCGCGGCCGTGGATCGATGGTCACCCCGGTGCGCCGCAGGGGGCGCCGCCTGGAACGAAGGGCGGCCTTCACCCGAAGGCGATGGTTGCTCGTGACGGCGGGTTCGCTGCGGACGGTGCGGCCGGCGATTGATGGCGCTCGCGGGGTAGGCTCACGGGATGCCCGATGCCACCCCCAAGATCGACCCGATGAACGTTCGTTGCCCGTCGTGCGCACAGAAGATGCGAACGGCGAATCTCACTGCCGACGAGGAGCGCGATCAGCAGCCGGAGCGTCCTCGCGCGGCCTACTCGTGCGGGAACGATGTCGAGGAACGATTCGGGCCACTGCAGTCGATCCGACGGACGCGCGCGTGCGGCGTGCGTGTCGTCGTCGAGGCGCATGGCGGTCGGATCGATTGGCTGCGCGTCACGCACGGCGAGGATGGTTCGCAGATGCTCGCCCTTCCCCGCGTCGCTGCGGTCGCGGCCGAGTGATACGTTGCGGCCCATGCGCCGCATCCGAATCCTTGCCGTCGCCTCCGCGATCCCGTTTCTCGTTGCCATCGCAGCCTGCGGCGGCGTTGTTGCAGAGGAGCCTGCTCCCGATGCGGGCGCGGATGCCACCGTGGTGCCTGCGCCCGCTCCTTTGTGCCCCGACCCTGCAGCCTCGAAGCCGCTCTCCGGTCCGGGCGCATCATGCCCGGACGTCGCGCCGGCGAATGGGGCAGCGTGCGGCCCGGTGGAGATTCACGGATGCGGGTGGGGTCCTGCCGATGCCGGGTGCGGCTTCGTGAACGGCGAGTGCGTCGGTGGCGCGTGGCGGATCACGTCGATGTGCGGGGATGCCGCGCCGCCCGAAGGCGCATGATCATCGGCTCTGGCGCCGCTGCTTCCAGGTACCCGGTGCCGCCGCATATCAGGCAGGCGTCGTATTCCACTTCGAACATCGGGGAGCCCCGGACGCGACTCGTTCCGAGCACCTCGCGCGTGCTTGCGACACGCGCCACACCCCCGCGGCCGCGACACGCCGCGCACGCGATCGACATCACTGGATAGCCGTCGAGCAATCCCGCACTTCTTGCACTCTCGGCGCACAGGAAGCAGACGTGCGGCTCGTCCCACGACCGCGATGCGAAATGGAGCGCGCCGGACTGTCCGCGCCTCACCATCTTCGGCAGGTTCTCGAGCAACCACTCGCACACCTCGTCGGACGGCTGCACGAACGGCCCGCGGATTGACGGCTTCACGCTCTCGCGCCTGCGCACCCTACCGAGCCCGCACAGCGAGATCGGGCGCACTTCGTCTTCGGGCCGCACGCTCTTCTCGTACTCCCAGCACGCGTCGGCCATCGCCTCATCGTCGGCGCACTCTGTGTGCTCGCACTGCGCGCGGCGTCGCAGGTGAATGGCGCCGCTCCCGAGCGAGTCGCGACGCGACGGCACGACGAGGAAATCCTTCGCGAGCAGCGTGTTGCGTTTCATCGCGTGAGCCGCCTCTCGTGACCTTCCTTCAGGTGGCGATTGCGACGCCTGCACTGCTCGCACAGCGGCGGGTTCGGGTGCATGTCGTTGATGCCATCGAACGCCCGGCGCGGCTCGCGGTAGAGATCGCCGCGCGACCCGCACGTGTAACAGCTCGGATTCGTCATCAGGTCACTCACTTCCCATCCTCGCTTTCGAGTGCGGTGCGGATTCGCTCCGCCGCACGCGGCAACCACTCACGGCTACCGTCTGGTAGCGTCACAGTGACAGAGCTGACCTCGTCCTCTGCGGCATCTGCCACCGCGTCGACGATCGACATCGCGTACGACAGCTTCTTCTGCTGGGC